ACCATAACTGGATTCCTCTCACTCGTATAAGAAAATCCTGTAGGATTTCCATAAGCATCCACTGTTGGAGTTTCTGTTATAAGGGGGTCAATAGTTCCGGGAGGAACTCCTGTTTGAGCAAAGGGACTTTGTAATTGGGTAGTGGTCGGCAATCCTGTTAACTGTGACCATTGATTAGCTCTTTCTAAAGCACTTCCCATAGGGATTACGGGAACCGTTGCGGGCACGGCAGGATCGGCTAAAGAAGGAATTCCTGTGGGGGCATAAGGATCGAAAGCTGATGGGAAGGTTGGCGTAGCAGGTACTTCTCCGCCATCCTGAAATTGCGGTACTTGACCGCCTTCTTTACCCATATAATAAGGAGATCGGTACGAAACCTGTTCTGGATATTTTTCAAATAATTCTTGTTGTCTTTTTGTTTTACCTGCTCGCCACTCTTCCATATCCCTTTCAAACTGTTCTTGTGCTTCCATAGCACCTAACTGACCACCGCCAATAGCGATAGGTAAATAATTATCGGATAAAGCACTTAAAGTATTTTTACTAAATAAATTACTTCCTATATCTCCAAGTCTTTCCATTGGATTGTATTGTCCTGCTATGACTTCTCCTGTGTCATACACAGTATTGCCTAAATAGTCTGCCATTGTTGATTTAGACATTCTTGCTGCAGCATCACTAGCTAATGCTTCGGCTGAAGCAGTATTTGCTAGTTGAGTTCCACTTTCCGTTAAAACTTCTTGAGCTGCTGTTTCTCCTGCTGCTGTTGCTCCAGAACCTATCTCTCCTAAAGCAGAACCAAAACCATAACCCATGATTCCAGACATGATGCCTTTCTCAATATCACCTGTTTCTGCCCACGTTCCAAGTGCTGAACCTATCGCTCCTGCTCCCGCAGCCCCTAACATAGTACCCCCAGCTAATCCCGGCAGGAATGTACTTCCCAATAAACTTCCCAACAATGCTCCTATGAACATTTCAGGTTGTCCTGTTTCTGGATTAATTGTCATAGGCATAACAGATGCTATCCCCTGCACTTCCTTCGGATTAACGTGCATGAGCATCGTATCGCCATAGCGACCAGCGTTAGATACATTCTGTACTTGTTGAGTTAGTCCACCACTTTCCATATAAGTTCTCCGTTTATTTTTCTCTCTTTCCTCTTTCTCTTTTTTAATACGCTCTTCATCTAACCATACACCAAATGCAGTAGAAGACCTCTTGCCAAACTTATGCAACGGTGTGATTGGTGTATTTTTCAATGGGTCGCCCTGAGTTACTACATTTTGATAAGAACCGTGAGGTGCTACAGCATGAGGATTCCACCAATCCAAACCTTCTTGATAATCTTTAGGAATGAGAGGATCAACAGAAGCTGACCAATCATATAACTTCTCGTACCATCTATCGCCCCATTCATCATTTTTTTCTTTAGTAGCCATATTATCTTTCCTCTTTGGTTTCACAACCGAAGATATTAAAACTCATGTTCACTGCACTTGCATATACTTTAATAACATCCGTCTGATTTAGTGTTATTCCTATAACAATAGTTAAGGTATCGTTAGCTGCTACTGATTTATCATAATACAAATATTGTTTATCGTCAGCACCAGCCCCTCCATCATGCACACTTAATCTAAAGGTTATAGCGGAACCCGTTCTGTTGCATACAACGATAGAACTTACCGTTGTTTGGGTTAAATCTGGAACCGTATAAAGGGTTGTTACGGTTGTAGCAGCAGTATCAAGTTGACCTAGTATTTTTAAACTATCCGCCATTAACTAGCTCCCATTAATAAGAATTGATGCCTTCTGACGGAACGACTGGTAACGCTCTGTTGCATTGTTTTTAATAATGTTATTTCAGCATTTAATTCTTGTATGGTTTGTTCTAATTGCCTTCTGGTTATAGATTCGTTTAATTGTTCATATTCAAGTGGGCTAATCGGTAGCGGTAATGTTGCTTTATTTGCCATAATTATCTCCTTCCATCTGCTCGCATATTAATTCTAAAAGCACCTAACCTCCAACCATAACCTGATCCCGAACTTGAAAATCTAAGAATCGCCTGTCTAGTTCTTGCTCTTATATATGCTTGGGTAAAACTCGGTGTCACATCGCTTGTAGTTAAGGTAGTAGGTGTGGTTAACGGATAATCAGTTCCTTTTACGGTAACAGTAACAACATCAGTAGCACCAGAATTTTTAAATTTTAAGTCGGGAATCACTTTATCTAAAAACATGAAATGATCTCCGTCAGGTTCCAAATCAAAATCTGCGGTTTCTATGTAAGCACTTAATGCACTACCATCCGCATCATCTCCGTCTTCCTGATTATAAAGATAATTAAGATCACTACCAGATGTCTTGCCTGTAGCTATAGGATTATCCAGTGCATGAGCTTCTATCCAAGAGGTTCTTGTAAATAAATCGGCATTAGTGCCGATAGACCATACATTCTCCAAATAATTGTAGATAACATAACGATCTATTTCATCTGAAGTGCCAGATGGATAAAACCATATAACTTCATTCTTATCTACATTACTGCTCGCAAATATTTTAAAAGCCTGAGACTTATTAAGGTCAGAATATATATAATCCTGTACCGAACAAGGAAGAGCCTGAACGCTTCCTGAATAGAAGTAAAAACCACCCCTATCCATAAAAAACACCCTGTTATCAGCATTAACACAAGCATTCGGGGCTACGAGAGAAGGACCTTGTGCTATTTCATTAAATGAAAATATAAAGGGTGCTCCTACAAACCTCATAGTATGCACACCCGCATCTGTCCAAATTAATATTTCCTGTCTTGTTCTTAAAGCTCCAATAATCAATGAACCCGAAGAAAGCTTCTGCCCTCCTGCGGTATTGGTTGATGTCGGTGTCCAATCAATCGCACTTTCCTGATCAGACCACCTGACTAACAAAGGATCAAGCGAAGTAGAACCTATAGTATTGGCACCAAAACATATAATATGACGGTCAATATCAGAAACCATAATTTGTAATGATTTAGTAGGAGGATTGCTGGCACTGCCTAGACTTGTAAAAGGAACAGCCCTAGAAGTTACTCCACTAGATTCATCCCAATAGTAAATACCTCCCAATCGCACACTAGAAATTAAATCATCTCCAAAATTATCTTGTGACCAAAGCCTTAATTGAGATTTAGCATCCAAAGCAGACGCTGATCCCCATGAGGTTGTGCTAGGAGAACTTCCTCCGTAAGTACCTCCTCCAAATCCACTAGAAGCAACATAAGAATCTAATCCTACATTGATCTGATACGCCCCAACTACACTGGAACCGCCATTACCGCTATCGCTACTGTTGGCAAGGACTTCATCACCATCTGTATCTTTGGCTTCAATGGTATAAACATTGTCACTGGTTATAGAAGTAATTTGATATTCTTGATTCAATACTGTTGCAGTTATATTACCACCCAAAGTATCAGACCCGCTATAGGTTACATAATCTCCTTTTACTGCTCCATGTGCTGTATCTGTTACATTTAAGGTAGCATCATCGTTAGCTTCCTTGGCAAAAGTTACATCCCCTGCTGATGTCGTTACTCTCAGGGGAGTAACATCATTAAAAGTATTTCCTTCTTTTACATACCATTTTAAATGAGTCCCCAATCCTAAATAATTTGTCTGGTCAGCATCTCTCCAAGAGTGCATACTTCTACAGGTTCCCGTAAAAGTATTATCACTTGCTTTAGTCCAGCCCCCTATTTTCTCTGGCAAACCACTACGGAACCTTATTTTGTCAGAGTCATACCAGCCACCTTCTTCTGAATAAGAAGTTCCTTCTCTATCTATTCCCGGTTTAAAAATATATTTTTTTAGCATTATCCCTGTAAAACCCTATCCCTTAATCTTTTAGCACGATCTCCTACTTGCGTAGCCCACTTTGAGTCCATCATTTCCTCTGCTGCTTTCTCCCAGTTTTCATCTTTCATGGCACTCAGAAAATTCTTGAATCCGCTTAAACGTGGATAACCCAAGTTGAAACACATATTAGCCATAACTCGTCTGCGATTATCATTTAAGCCTCTCCACCAAGACATCTTCTCGTCTAATTCTTTACAAACAATATCTATATCATTTTGCAAACATTCCTTGATGCGTTCATCATGCACAACCGTTCCTACTTCTTGTCCATTCTCTTCATCTTTTTCCGTTATCAGATGTCCTACACCTAAAGTTGGATAACCCAAATGATCGAGATATATCTCGTATTTATACCCTTCATCCATAATAAGTTCTTTCATCAACTCTGCTCTATCCATCATCTTCTTCCTCGTCATCGAGACTACGATAATATTCAACAATCGCCAAAATATCTCTAGTATATCTTTTAATTTCTGCCATATTGTTGCTGATATTCTCATAATCTTTAGTAGTTAAAGCATAATATGCCTGTCTTGGTGCCTTTCCTTCTTCCACCAGTTTAAGATATTCCTGAAGAATTTCTGGTGTTAATATCTCCCAATCAACTGTAACCAACTGCATTTCCATAGGTAATGGCGGGTGAAACATGGGTGGTC